TTCAAAGATTGGGTGAACGCGTCCAAGGTAAGAGCCCAACTGTTCCAACAAGCTGACAACTATGATCTCGATGCCGCTAACGAGTTGATCTCGACTTACAAGGAACTACGCACGGTGCGTCAGAAGCAGGTGGATGTAGCGGAAACCGCTGCACGAACCAAGACTCTGAATGCTGTTGCTGTGGATACTGGTGGGTCAGGTGAGAGCACTCAGAAGATATACCGACGCGCTGATCTTATCCGTCTGAAAATGCGTGACCCTTCTAAATACGAGTCAATGAATGATGAAATTCTTGAGGCGTATCGGACAGGTCGAGTTAAATAAATCGTTTAGGAGTTCATCATGGGCTTGGGTACAAATAACACCACCATCACTTCGTCTGACAAATTCATTCCCGAAATTTGGTCTGATGAAGTCATCGCAACGTACAAAACAAAGACTGTACTTGCTAATCTCGTTACCAATATTTCCTTCAAGGGGAAAAAGGGTGACACACTACATATCCCCGTACCTGCACGCGGTACTGCATCGCTGAAGGCGCTCAATACTCAGGTCACTCTGATTGCTGACGTTGCCACAGAGGTGTTGGTTGTCGTGAACAAGCACTATGAGTACAGCAAGTTGTACGAAGATATGGCGGAGATGCAAGCCCTGTCCTCGATGCGCAGCTTCTACACCAATGACGCAGGCTACGCACTGGCTCGTCAGATCGACCGTTCTCTGCACCTGTTGGGTGCTACGTTCAACGGCGGCGCACTGTCCGGTACTGGTTCGACCTCTTACGAGACTGCTGTTATCGGTGGTGACGGTTCTACCGCATTCTCTGGTGCTACCCCCGGTAACGGTACTGCACTGACCGACGCTGGTATCCGCCGCGTGATCCAGACCTTGGAAGATCAGGACATTGACTCTAGCGAGTTGAAGTTCGTTATTCCTCCTGTGGAAGCTGCTGTTCTGCGTGGTATCTCCCGCTTCACTGAGCAGGCGTTCGTCGGTTCTGGTGACACCATCAAGACTGGACGCTTGGGTAATCTGTATGGCGTGGAAGTGTTCACCTCTACAAACTGCCCTTGGATTCACGTCAATGCGACCAACAGCACACAGTCTGTCAACTTCTCGTCTACCACCAACGCTACTGGCGTAGTGGACGACTTGGGTGAAACAGTTACTCAAGCGGGTACGATCACCAAGTATCGCGCTTGCATGATGTTGCACAAGGACGCTATGGCTCTGGCTACTCAGCAGGCTATCCGCACTCAGGCGCAGTATAAGCAGGAATACTTGGGTACTTTGGTGACTTCGGACACCATCTACGGCACCAAGGAATTGCGTGACTATGCTGCTCTCTGTCTGATCGTACCAGCCTGACCAATTGAGTGACTAATCACGCAGTTCTTCGGTTCTGCGTGATACTCTAACCATCATTCAAAAGGAACAATCATGGCAAACACAATTGCGGTAAGTCGCGTGGAACAGGGCAACAAGCAGTTCCAAGGCGCGTTCAGCGAGATGTGGGCAGTTACTGCCTCCGTCACTGATACGGATGCGGTGGCGATCAACGACACAGCTTCTATCAGCCTCACAGTCCCCGGTGTAGTTCTTGGGGATATGGTCATCGGTATGAGTTTGACTGCTGACACGTTTGACGCGGGTGGTGACGGTGCGGTAATCCGCGCTGAAGTCGGCTCTGCGAATACGGTCAACTTCATCATCCATGCCGACGTAGCCGAATTCGCTGCTGACTCTATCAATGGTGCGACGGTTAAAATCCTCATTGGTCGACCAGCTTGGTGATTCTCCTTGATACCCCACTCCGGTGGGGTTTTTTACATGACTAAAGTTACTTTCCGTTGCAAGCGTTCCGGTAATACTGTATCGTTCACTAACCCTGACGATATTAAGGGGTTGCGTGTGCATGAAGGTTATTCAGAGGTACTAGATGTTGAAACCAACAAAACCGTCGAAGTCAAACCGCCAAAAGCGCCCACCAAAGAAGTGCTGAAACTCAAGCGTAAGGCCGAAGTACCTTCTTTCTTAGAGGAATAGATCATGGGTATGATGGACCAGATGGCTCCGATGGAGCAACAAGCAGCACCAGCGCAGGGCATGATGGGTGGTCAACCTCGAAGTGGCGGATACAACGGCGTTGTTGTCGTTGACGGCAAGCAGGTACAGGTTACCGAAGGTGTTGCTGAAGTGGGGGGGCAGAGGTTCTTGGTATCTGATGACGGTTCTATGGTCGTTGACCAGAATCAGCGTATCGTTGGGTATATCCAAGATGGTCAGATTAGACCAATGGACGCAGAACATGCTGAAAAACTGAAACAGATGGGCCTTACAGAGTAAATGTGCCAGAACACAAGCCTGTCAGATATTCACTATGACACCCGAGGCACAAAATTTTGACATTTGGAGTGTAAATAATGGGATGGTTTGACACAGTAGCTAACAATTTTTCCAATGTGATCGGCACTGGCGGCGGTGGCGGTGGCGGAATATTCGATTCAATTTCTAGCGCCCTCGGGACAGACGGTGGTGGCGGCGGTATTATTGGTGCTGTTGAGAAAACGGGTCAAGCTATTGCTGAAGTACCTATCCTCAAAGCAGCGGTTATTGGCGCAGGTACATACTTCGGTGGCCCTGCTGGTGCTGCACTAGCTGGCTCACGCATGTCTAGAGCGAGTGGTAACTCGTTCAATCAATCTCTCTGGAACGGTGTCGGTACGGGCGCGGCTGTAGCCGGTGCCATGTACGGTGCGGATAAGTTGTTTGGTAACGCGGCGTCTACTTTAGGTGGTGCCTCCGGTATGGGTGGCGGTACAGGACTTACGTTAGGTGCTGGAGGTCAGACAGGACTCACCTTAGGCGGTACAGGCGCATCAACCCTTGGTACTGGTCTAGGTGACTACACATTAGGTAGCGCCCTTGGTTCTGGCGCAACAGGTGCAGGACTTGGCGGGACGCTTGCCACTCTCGGAGGTATGGGTGGTGGTAGTGGGTTGACTGTGAGTGGTCTAGGTGACTACGTTCTAGGCAGTTCTATCGGCGGCGGGGCTACAGGTGGCGGTCTGTGGGACACCATAAGTAATGTAGGTAGCAACATCGGAAACAACGTGCTAAACCGCGTTCTAGGTGGTGGAGGCGGCTCTACTGGTGGACAGCAAGGCGGTGGAGGCGGCGGTACTGACATCGCTGGTCTATTGGGCCTTGGTGCTAATCTGGCAGGGTCATACCTGAACCAGCAATCGGCAGCAGATGCTGCCACCAAGCAAGCTGACGCCCAGATTCGTGCAGCACAGATCGCGGCTGATGCGGCTAAGTTTCGTCCTGTCGGAGTGACCACTAACTTCGGATCGTCACGATTCGGTTATGACGCAAGTGGTAACTTGAACAGCGCGGGGTACACACTTGACCCGCGTCTACAAGCACAGCAGAACCAGCTAATGGGTGCGTCAAACGGTATGCTTGACCAGTTCACAGGCTCTCAAGCGGCTACTGCACCAATGGGTGCTGCTGCTAACCGCATGATGAGTCTCGGTAATCAGTACCTCGCTACTGACCCTCAAGCTCAGGCGGCTATGTACCTGCAACAGCAGCAAGGTCTGTTGGCCCCCGGTCGTGCGTCTACGATGGCTGACCTACAGGCTCAGATGCAGGCTCAGGGTCGCGGAGGCTTCGCTATCGGCGGTGGCGTGAACGGTCAAGGTGCGGCTAATCCGCAGCTACAGGCCCTCTACAACGCTCAGATGCAGCAGGACGCACAACTCGCCGCCAATGCGACTCAAGGTGGCATGGACTACGCTAAGTTCGGTGGCGCGATGGTGGGTAGCGGTGGTGACATGCTGCGTAGCCAGTACGGTGTGCAGACAGCAGCGTATGACCCCTACAAGACAGCGTTAGGTGGCGCACAGACTATCGAGGGCTTGGGTCAGAACGCTCTGACTATGGGTATGGACATGGGCTCCACCAACAGTGCAGCAAACGCTCGGGCAGGTCTTTTGACGGGTCGAGGAATGGAAAACGCTGCCAGTACGATGGCTCCTACCAATGCGTACAGCCCTTGGGGTGCGCTATTATCGGGCGGTGGACAGGCGTTAGGTAACTATCGGTGGGGGACATAATGGCTACAACAATGGACGGTCTATTCGGACCATCACCCTACGAGATTCAGCAGCAACGCGCTGCACAGAATCAAGCTGCTGCGGCAGCATACGCTCAACAGGCTCCACTAGAACGCGCTGCTGCGGGTATGTACAACGCAGGCGGGATGCTCGGTGGTATGGCGGCTAACGCTATGGGTATGACTGACCCTGCGGTGGAGAACGCTCGTCGTATGCAGAGCGCAGCGCAGGGT